AAAGATTTTAGAACATATGCTGCTAATTTTTATTTTATTAAAGCTTTATTAAGAGAAACTAAAAAACATAATCCAACAACACAAAAACAAATAAAAAAGAATTTATCAACAGCTCAAGAAAATACTGCTTTCTATCTTAGACATACAAAATCTATTAGTAAGAAATCGTATACTATGGAATTAATTAGAGAAATGTATATGAATGATCCTAAATTCTTTATTGATAACAAAAATAAACAACCATTAACCGTTCTATTAGAAGTTCTTAAAATTTTTAGAGATAAAATCAAAAATAAACCTGATATAATAGAAACAATAAGTGAAAATAAACAATGATTATCATTATGGCGAACTATGTGAGCTAATCTTTGATTAGCGATGTGAGTCAATATATATGAAATAATAAATGAAAATATATTATAATAATTATTATTATGGTAAACTAAGTGACTAGATAAAAGATGTAAGCTAATATATATCAAATAGAAACATTAAGTGAAAATAAACAATGATTATCATCATGATAGCTCACATCATTAATTTTTGATAAACTCACATAGTTTACTAAAAATATATATTTTATTATGTATATTGGTTTAAAATTTTATGATATTTAATATATTTTTATATAATATAATAATATATTAATGTTAGATGATAATATATTATTAAATAAATATTTTTTTCTAAATAATTATTATTTATCGATATATTTAAATAATTTTCATAATAATAAGAAATATAATTTAGATAGAAATAATTGTTATTTATATGAAGATATATCTGATAATAATTATTTTATAAATAAATATAAATGTCATAATTATGATTATATAAGAAAAATATTATATGTAAATAAAATATTAAAAAATCATCATAATTTTATAAAAATATCATGTATATATACTTATTCACAAGTAAAACAAAATGTATATAAACATTTATATAAATCATATCCTCATATAAAAAATACTGATATGACTATATATTATTTAATGGAAATCAATAAATTATCTAATCTATATCATTTAGATAATTATCATAAATTTTATGATATAAATGATATTAAATTGATATTATCACAATTATTATTATATCAATTACATATTTTTAATAATCATTCAATTATAATAAATTCTATTAAATTAAATAATATATTCATCAATAAACAAGAATATACTCTATTAAAATATAATATATTAGATACAGAATATCAAATATCCACTAAATATATCTATCAAATAAATGATTATTCTAAATCTATTATATATAATAATAAATCATTTCATAATAAATTTAATTATGATTATCATCTATTATACAATATTTATAAAACATTTATCATTATGTTTAATTTATTTAAAAATGATAATGAATTAGAATATTATAAGATGATAATAAATAAAACAGATTTTAATATGTGTCCATTATATTCATATATAACATGTGATATGTTTTGTAAGAAATTTTTAAAATTATATTATTTAAATAAACTTGATTATAATGATTTTATTAAAAAAACATTAAATATTGTTATCAATTATATAAATGTTATATGGACTGATTTATTTAACTATAATTTATTAAACTGATATCATATTGATTTATATCTTTTATGTTTTTTAGATGATAATAATATCATTTAATTTTATTGGATAATATCATTGCATATTATAAACATTTAATAAATTATAATACAATGATATTATACAATTATTATCATTTGACTAATTAAAATTGATTGTATTGTGTTATTGTATGAAAATTATTTATAATAATAATAATTAAATAATTTTAATAAAATAATAAAATAATAAAATAATAAAATAATAATAATAATAATTTTAATTTTTCATTTATCATCACTTGATAAAAATAAATCTTCATCATTTTTCTTTCTTTTATAACTTGATGATGTTGTTGTATTTGTTTTATTAGAATTAGATTTCATAAATACATCCAATAAATTTGTATTTTTTTTAGGATTTTGTAATAATGTTCTATCAAATTTTTCTGCTGAAAACATTTTGTTATAATTATCTTGTCTTATAACATTTTTAACTATATCTTCTTCAATATGATCTCTATTATTTCTATAATGTTCAATAACCTCCCAAACTCTTCTAAATTTAGGTAGAGCTTTATTAAACCATTCTCTATCTCTTTTAATTAAAACATTATGTGAACTTCTTAATTTCCAATAAACTGTTCTACTATATTCATATTTTTCATTTATTTCAGGATATAATATTGATAAATTAGATAATACATATTGTTCCCATTCATCATATTGTTTTTCTGTTACTAATATATCACTTGGATATATATATTTTGCATACCATATAACTTCATCCTTCTCTGGTACTATTGATTTATCTTTTGGTACAAATTCTAATATACATCCTTTTTTTATTCTATCATCTATTTTTATTTCTTGATTTTGTTCTATTGTATTATTACTATCTTTACAATCATCTATCATATATTCTTCTCTATTATTATATTCCACCAAATCACATTGCCAGAAATCACATTCTAATAAATTACAACATTCTAATTGAACTTGTACTTGAACCCAATAATAATGTGGACATATACCATCATCTATTTCTCCTTCATGTTTAATTTTTCTAGTTAATGGACATTTGATTTCTAACATTCTCCCTAATAATGGATTTGCTTTTCCATCTAATGTTATATTATATTTATACCATCGGGACTAGCACCTAAAAAAGTATGTGTAGGATGTGGAATTAAACCAAATTCACCAACTTTAGAATTATAAATTTGTTCATATATTAAAATAGCTATTTTTTCATATTTCTTTCCATGATATACAAATTTATTCTCTAAAAATCCTTTACCTAATCCTATTTTCTCTTCTATTATATTTTTTATAGTTTTATATTTTTCTTCACCTATTGCAGCAGCACAACTACTAGCTGTAATCATATTATTTCTTAAATCAAACCATTCTTTAGATTTTTGTACTGGTTGAGGTAAATTTATTAATTTCTCATATTGATTATTTAATTCTATTAAATTAGTATTAATATTAAATCTCATATTATCATAATGTTCATCTCTATCTTCTACTTTTTTATATTTTAACCAACCAAATAATAATTCTTCCATTTTATTAATATTATTATTATCTATATTATCTATATTTAATAAATTCATTTTTTTTTCATCTAATTCATATATTAAAGTAGGTTTATATAATGAATCTATTATTGTTTTATATTTATCTTTTAATTCTGGATAAAATATATTAATTGTTTGATCTAAATATTCTAATAATTCATTATATTTAGTTTGATTAAGTGATGTTATATCACCATAATTCTTTTTTGTTAATTTCAATATATTATATATAGTTTTATTCATTTTTATTAAGATTGCTATTAATAATTTATATAAATTATCTTTATGTAAATTTATATATTATTATATATTATTATAAATATGACATCAAATAATATTAATATTGATCTAGATACATATATATATTATAATATATTTTATGATGGTATTATTGAATTTAATAATTATTCTATAAATGAAAATGAATATAATATTTATGATAAATTTCATTTATTATTTAATGATTTTATTAATAAATTGGGATTTAAATCAAATTATATCTTATTAGATAAAAATTTTAATAGTTATAATGTTGAAAATGGTAAAATTGTTAATAATAAAAATGATGAAAATGATGATAAAAATGATGATAATGATGAAATTGATATAAATAATGATATAAATAATGAAGAAAAAATAAATAATATATTTAATGATGAAAAAAATATCTATATATTACCATTATATTTTCAATCAAAAAATGATAAAGAAATAAAAAAAGATTATTCAATAATATTTATGATATATAATAAAAAATTATATATTATTAATACAGTAAAGAATAATTATCATTTAATATCAGATAAATATATTAAACCAATAATATATATTGATATTGATGTTAATAAATTAGTAATATTATCAAAAATTATTAATATAGAAATATTAGATTATCATAGCATATATTATTCATTATTTGATGAATTTAAATTAGATAATATTTATTTATATGAAATAGATTATCATATACAAAAATCGTCTTCATTAGTATATAATAATATATTAATATTATTATATTTATATAAAAAATTATTAGAACAAAATATTGATATAGAACAAAATATTGATATAGAACAAAATATTGATATAGAACATAATATTAAAAATTTTATTAAAAATTATAATATTACTAAAAATAAATTTGATAATTTATATAACATTAATGAAAATATTGATAGTAAATCTTATAATAATATTAAAAAATATTATCATGATAGTAAGAGTATATTTAATTATATTATAGAAATATTTAATATAACAAAAAAAGAAGATATAAGAAAAGAGGATTATACTGATCCTTTTACTATACAATTATTTAATATTATTAATTATTTATTGAATAATAATGCATATATTGAATATATTGAATATATTAAATTAATAATAATTGCTAATATTTTAAAAGATTATAGAGTTGATAGTACAATACAATTATTATTAGGTATATTTTTTGATAAATTATGTAATTTATTTCATAAAATGAATGAAGACTATAGAATCATATACTATTTTAATAATTATTATTATTTATTTATGACATTTAATAATATAGTTATATCATTAATACAAAAATACTTATATAATATAGATCATAATGATAAAAATAATAATTATGATATGATAATGATATTGAGATATCAATTAATAATAATTTATAATAAATTATATATGGAAGTAGAATATTATATACAAAATAGTTATACTAATAATTCTATAATATATCCAATATCAAATAAATATATAAATTATGTTGATAAAATATTTGATAATATTAATAGTAATATTAATAGTAATATATTATTAAATTTATCAAATGATATACATAATAATGATAATATTAATAATATATTTAGAATAAATTATAATATTATTCAAAAAAATGATAATGTTTCTCTAATTTATAAATATCCAGATGTATTAGTTAGAGCATATGATGATATAATAATAATAAATAATTATATTAGTTATTTTTTATCAAATAATAATGAAATATTTAATATTGATTATAATAATGATAAGATGTTTTATTATGAAAAAATAAAATATAATAAAATATTATCAAATAATATTGAAGATAATATTAGTTATAATACAAAAAATATACCAAATATATCATATAAAATAGATAATTATGATAATATTAGAGATCAAATAATAAAAATATGTAAGATTATAAATGATAATAAAATAGTTGATTTATTATCAGATAATATATTTAAACATTTATTTAAATTAATGACCTATATTGAATCTTTAGATATTAAAGATGAGACTGTTAAAAATTTATATATTTCATATTTTAATAAAATTAATGAAATGGAATTTAATATAAATAATATTAATTTTAATAATACAGATATATGTAAGATTATATTTGGTATATATATAAATAAATATTTTGATTTAAAAAAAGAATTAAAAACATGTTCAATAGATAATTATATGTTTATACATGATTTGATATATAATAATATTGCTATATATTTAGTACCCAATGATAAGAAATATAACAAAGATATATTTAATTTATTATTACCTAATTATAAATATAAATATTTTATTGATTTTTTATTTAAATTATCATATAATTTTATATATGATTATATAGATGATATTAATTCATATATTAATAATCATATTATATCATATGTATTATATAATAAAAATATAGAAGATAATATTAAAAAATATAATGAATATATAATAAGTAATAAAAATATAGAAGATTATATTAAAAAATATAATGAATATATAATAAGTAATAAAAAAGAAAAAAATTATCTAAATAATCTTGAATTAGATAATGAAATTAATGTTATTCAAATTGATAGTTTAATTAAAACAATCAATAATGATATTCATAAAAATGAATATTATAAATATACTATAATACAAAATAATAAATACTATACTATAGATGAAGATATATATGATGAATATAAAAAATATTTATTAATTGATCAAAATAAAGCTAATTTATTATTAACATATAATACAAAAAATAGTGTTGTAGATCAAAATATAAAATATAAATATGTAATTTTAAATACTAATATTAAAACAACATATAGTGAAGGTGAAGATTATCATATAATATTATATAAATATAATAATAATGATTTATTAAAATTAATAGAATACAATAATAATAATAATATTATAAAAGATATATATAATAATTTAAGATATAATATAACTAAATATAATAATAATATAGATGTATTATTGTCATATAAAAATAAAATACATTATAATGAAACATGTAATGATAATGAAATATTAGAAAGAGCAATAAAAATAAAACCATATTATAAATTATTATATAGAGAATTTAATGAAATATTTATTTATTATACAAAAAATGATAAATCAATATTAAAATTCTTAGATTATGATATTACATTTGAAGTTGATAATAATAATGATCAAAAATATAATAATAATATTATATTAAAAAAAGAAGTAATACCTAATAGATTTTATAAATGGATAGAAGATATACCATGTAGTTTTATTTATATGAAAAATAATAAATATTATTTATTTATGATACCACAATTTATCACTAAACCAAATAATATTGAATTTAATTTTGGTAAAGATATTAAAATTAATGATATTGATAATATTGATAATAATTCTAATTTTTCTAATATTATTGATATTGAAATTGATTATAGTGGATTATATTTACATTTTAATAAATCTAAACCATATATTACATATTTATATATTTATATATTATTATATTATAATAAACATCAACAAATTATATTATTATACAATTATATTAAAGATTATATTTCTAATATTGATATTTTATATAATAATCTTATTATTGATAATAAATTCATTTATCAATATAATGATAATTATGATATTAAATATGTTAAAGATGGTGATATACCAAATGAATATAATAATTATATTAAAAAAATTAAAGAATTAAATGAATCTGAACAAAATATAGAAATTAAAGATGATATTAATAATTCAATTGATATATTTAATATTAATTTAGATGATATTAAAATTAATATTAGTTATAATTATACAAAAATAAATGATATAAAACTAAATATAAAAATAAATAATGAAAATATACAAGATGATATTGCTAAGAGAATTTATCAAGATTATACAGATTTTATTAATTATGTTAATAATTATAATAATTTAATATTTTCATCTAAAACTGATATAGATAATATTAAAATAATATTAAATAATTATAAAAATATATTTAATGAAAAAATAGAAGAGAAATATAATAATATAATTAAAATGAATGTTAATTGGATTAATAATATATTTAATGATAATAATTATTATATATTATATTATACAACATTTATAAATGCTATTAATAATGTTTTAAATGAATTAGAAGAATATAATAATGATACAGATTATAATAAATATAAAATTAGTCAAATATGTAATCAACTAATTGATTCAAAAAAATATATTTTTTATAATGGTACAGAATTTGAATTATTAGAAGGTTATGATAAAATAATGATAGTATTTCAATTTTATTGTAAATATTTTATTAGATTAGAACAATTACAAAAAATATGTGATATGTTAAATGGATTATTAATAAAAAAAGATATTAAAATATATCAATTATTAATGGGTTCTGGTAAAACTACTGTTATTACGCCATTATTAAATTTATATTTATTAAATTATAGAGAAAAATTTGGATATAAAAATATTATTAATGTTATGCCATATGATTTATTAAATCAATCTTATAATATTTTAAATAATACTATATGTAATTTTTTTGATTATAAAATATCTAATTATGATACAGATAATAATAATAAATTAGATGATAAAATATATAATTATTATGATATTATTTTAATTAGTGATTCTTCTATTAAATCATATATATTAAATATATATCAAAATTATAATAAAAATGATAATAAATATATTATAGAATCAAATAATGATAATAATGAAAAAATAACTAAAACTATTACTCTTAATGATTCTATATATATATATGATGAAGTTGATAAAATTATTAATCCATTAACTAGTGAATTAAATATTGTTACTGGTGAAATGATTGATATTGATAATCTTAATCTTAGATTTAGAATATTATATATTATATTAGATTATATTTATTTTAATGATGATATTAAAAAACCTTTTAATATTAATATTAATAATAATATATTTTATTGTAGTGATATTCAAAAATATTTTGATAATATTAGTAATATATTAAATAATATATTAAATGAATATGGATTAAATAAGATAAATAATAAAAAATTACAAAATATTGATATAAAATCACAAAATAATAAAAATAATAAATCACAAAATAATAAAAATAATAAAAATAATATAGATAATAAATCACAAGATGATAAAGATAATAAAAAAAATTATAAAATATATATTTATGATATCATTAATAATATTGATTATAATAATAAAACTGTAAATATAGCTAATTTAGAAAATATTAATATTAATATTATATATCATATAAAAAATATTATTTTAGATATTATACCAACACTTATTAATAAAATATATAATAAAGATTATGGTTTTAGTAAAGAAAATATTGAAAATGATATTGCTATACCATATATATCAAATGATACTCCATCAGAAGGCTCTAAATTTTCTAATATTGATATTACTATTGGTTTCACTATTTTATCTTTTTTTAATAATAAATTACAAGATCATCATATTAATAAGTTTTTTAATTATTTATTTAATATTAATAATTTGTTTAGAGAAAATATTTTAAAAAAATTATTTAATACAGATAGTGATATTATTAATCAAATTAATAATTTTTTATCTGAATATATATCTAATAATAAAGATAGAAATAACAATAATATTAATTTTAATATTAATAAATTAGGTCAAACATTAGATAATATTAAAAAAAATAGAAAATTAATACAATTCTATATTAAACACTTTATTATTAGAAATCTTAAAATTGATAAACAACAATATAATATTTCTACATTTGATATTATTAATAAAGAATTTTTTATAAATAGTAATGGTAATGGTAATGGTAATATGATTGGTTTTACTGGTACACCATTTATTGAACTTCCTATTACTAATAATAATAATAATAATATTATATTAAATGAATTCGATGATGGTAAAATATGTTCTGCTATTATTGGTAATATTGTTAAACCATCTAAAATTATATTAGATATAAAAGATAAAGATATAAAAGATAATTATGATGTTATAATAGATAGTGGTGCTTATTATATTAATTCTAAAAATATAGATGTTGTTTATAATTTTATTAAAATTATAAAAAATTTAAAACTAAAAAAAGATAATAAATTTATATCAAATATACCAAATATACCAAATATAAAAAATGGTGGTAATAATGATAATAAAAAAGGTATTTATATTGAAAAAGGTATTAAATATGTTATTGATAATAATAAAAATATTAGATTATTAGATAATAATGAAAATAATAATGATAAAATTGTATATTTCTCATATAGTGATATTACTGGTCAAGATATTAAAACTAAATTAAATGCTCATGGATTAGTTACCATTAATTATTTTAATAGATATAGAGATATTGCTCAAGCTATTTTTAGATTAAGAAAACTAAATCTTACTCAATCTATTGATTTCTATATTAATAAAACTGTTACTGATATTATTAAAAAAGATCTTAGTATAAATAATATAACAACTAATGATCTGTTAAAATGGTTAATTAATAATGAAATTAAATATATGAAACAACAAGAATATTCTTATTATAAACAAAATCTTAGATATCTATATAGATATAATAAAAATTATGATAAAGATTCATATATTATTGATCTAAATGAAAATATTCCTAATGATATTAATAAAATAAATGATTATATTGATAATGAAAAAGATAAAATATTAGATAACCTTATTGAAAAAGAAAAAGTTAAACTTAATGAAAAATATTCTAATATTTCTATTAAAAATAATTTATTAAATCAAAATCAAAATAAAAATCAACAACAACAACAACAACAACAACAACAACAACAACAACAACAACAACAACAACAACAACAACAACAATATAATAATAATATTGAAAGTATTAATTTTACTTATACATTTAATGATTATAATAATAATAATTTATTTATAAAATTAGATGATATAGTTAATAAATATAAAACAAATATGAAAAATATATATATAAGTAAATTATTATATAGATATATAGTAGATAATAATAGTAATATATTATTAATAGATAATATATATATATATTATGATAAGAATAAGAATAAATATATATTAATAACACATGTTGAGTATATATATATATCTAATAATATTAATAATAATCATAATATACTAATATATGATCTATATAGAAATAATTATATAAATAATGAAATAGATATAGATGTATATAGTGTAATAGCAAATATAAAAATATTATTACAAATAAAATTAGATATATTAGATGAAATATATTTATGTAAAAATGATTCAATAATGAAAAATATAAGAGGAAATAAAGAAAATATAAAATATTATTTAGAAAATTATAGATTATTAAATCATAATATTAATAATGATAATGATAAATGGAAAATAAAAACTTTCATAGAACAAATAAAAGATATAAAAGATATAAAAGATATAAAAAAAGAAGTATTTAAAATAGAATTAGATGATAAAATAATAAATGAAATAATAATAAATTTTGATAAAATAAAAAAGATAGAATAAATATATAATGTCAAATAAATTAAAAAAATTATTTAATACAATAATAAATAATGATAATGAAAATAATGAAATAAATCATGATGATGAATATATATTAATAATAGATATAGATGAATTAATAAAAGGTTCACATATAAGAATAAAGATAGCATCAAAGATATTATATACAGGGTTTTATGTAATGAGTAAGAAATCATTGATAAGAGATCAAAATACAATAATAATAAAAACAGATAGATATTATAAAGAAATACCATTTTATAAACATAAAGTATATCAAAGAGATTTAAGAAATATAAAAAAGAAATCAGTATTTGAAAATAATGAAATAAGAGATGATTATTTAAAAAATATTAGTAGATATATTAAAAAAAATAATGAAGAAGATAAACTAATCTAATAAAATAAAAATAATATATATATATTATATATGAATAATTTAACATTAGAGAATATATTACTAATATTGATAGTAATATATGTATTATATAATTTATATAAATGTTATAATGCGACAAAACTAGAAAAATTTAATAATAATATAAGATCATTATTAAAAAATATAAATAATATAGATAGATTAAGAAATATTAAACAAGAAGAGAAAATAGATATATTATTTAATTCATATATAGATATATTAGATATAATTAAAAAACTATTAGATAATGATATAATAGATGATATAGAAGAAATAATAGAAGAAGATGAAAAAATAAAAGAGATATTAGGTGATAAATTATATAATAAAAATAAGAAATTAATAAAAAAATTAAGATTAATAACGAAAGAAGATGATAATATAATAGATTTGAAAATAAATAATAAAAAATAAGATAAAAATTAATAAAAATATTTATTATATAATAAATATAATTATATAATAAATGCAATCAACAAATACACAAAAAACAATAAGATTAAATGGTAAAGGGATATTAACTCCAAATATATCTACTAAAAATGATAATTATATTAAACCATCAAATGATAATAAAACTTTTCAAGAAACATTACAAGAAGATGATATTAATGTTTTATTAGAAGATTATGTAGAAGTTGAATATGATGATTTAGTGAAAATACCGATGAATACACATTTAAGATATTTTTTAATAAAACAGACACAAAATGGAGAACAGAAATTATTTAGAATGGGGGGGAATTTAGTAAATAAAGATAATCCACAAGAATATTTAGTAGTATCAAATGGTAAACATAGTTGGAGTATACAAGTAAAAAGTTCAATTATATATAGAAAATTAACAAATGATGAAATAAAAGAAGAATATAAAAATCTTATTTCACAAAAAGATAATGAAATAAAAAAATATAGAAAAGAAATTAAACGTTTAAGATTATTATTATCAGATAATAATATCAATTATAAATAATTAATCAAATAACAACTTTAACTAAATCAACATAACTAATTAATAATGCTCTACAACAATATCTTTCTAAACCGAAAGAATCAACTAATTCTCTTTTTAATTTAGATTTTTCATCATCATTTAATTTATCATTATTTTCAATAATATCTAATTTTTCTTCATATTCTAATTCAATATGAGATAAAATCTTATTACAAGTGAAACATCTTTGTGGTAACATCTCTTATTTAATATATATATAATATTATTTTATATTATTATTTATATTTCAATATTTTATTTTTGCAATTTTTTTTATTTATAAATTATATATATATATATATTTGGATATAATGAAACAATATTATTATTATTTATTATTTGCTATTGTTATTTATTTTTTATTATTTGCTAAATGTAATTGTGATGATAATTTATTTTTCTTTGAAAATTTTGCATCAAAAACAAAACCAAAACCAAAGAAAAAAACTTATCCATGTAAATATTGTGGTGAAATTTTTGAATCAAAAATCATATTAAATAAACATGAAAAAGAAGAATGTGATATAAGACCTTATAAACCAAAAATAGAAAAATTAAAATCATATGGAGGTGATGGTGGTAATGATTTTACATTTACATGTCCATCTCAAAAAACTTATGATGATGATTCTATTTATATTAATAAAATTACTGGTAAAAGTGGAACTGAAGTTGATTCTATACAAGTATATTGTAGTAATGGTTCAACATCTAAAAAATTTGGTGGTGATGGTGGTAATGAATTTGATAGTGGTGAAATAGATGATGGTTTAACATATATTGAAGGTAGATCAGGAGGAAGAATAGATAAATTAAAAGTGAATGACAAAGAATTTGGTGGTAATGGTGGTAATGAATTTAATTTATCATGTACAAAAGGTAAAATTGTTGGTATATATGGTAAAAGTGGTGCAAGATTAGATAAATTAGGTATTGTTTGTGACAATAATATTGAATAAATTTTATATATATAAAATTTTTTTATCTTATTTAATTATATAAATATATATAAATAATGGAAACTAAACATATTTGTCTTTTATTATTATTATTAACTGTTTTATTAGTATTTAATAGAAAATGTTGTAATTGTGATAATGATTTTGATAATATTGAAAAATTTAGAGGTGGTGGACGTGGTGGATTTAGTTCTAGTTCTAGAAGTAGTTATAATAGTGCTACTACAAGTAATCCAATAGTTAATTTAAATATACCATCATTTTATCAACATTGTGATTATAAAGGTTCATTTGTAAATTTAGATGTAGGTGATTATTATTTAAATATTGGTAATAATAAAAGAAAATTTACAAATGATTATATTAGTTCTGTTAAAGTACCAAGTGGATATAAAGTAACATTATATGAACATGATGAATATAAAGGTACATCATTAGTTTTAACACAAGATAATCCATGTTTAGTAAAAAATAATTTTAATGATAAAACATCAAGTATTAAAGTAGAAAAAATTTAGATATTTTTTAATATTTATATAATTATTTTATCTTATTTAATTATATAAATATATAAATAATGGAAACTAAACATATTTGTTATATCTTATTATTTTTAATTATTTTTTTTGTTTTTAATAATATATCTTGTTCTTGTTATAATGATATTGAAAAATTTTATTTCAATAAAGCTACTAATATATCATCATCAAAATCATCATCAAAATCATCATCAAAATCATCATCAAAATCATCATCAAATCCATCATCAAAAAGAACATCATCAAAATCATCATCATTAGTAGTATCAACAGATGGTCGTTGTGGTTCAAATTATAATAATACAAAATGTTTTAATATAAATGGTAATGCAACATGTTGTTCTGTACATGGATGGTGTGGTGGTAAACAAGGAAGTACAGATAATTGGTGTACAAATAATGGAAAAGGTATTGAAAATGGGAAATATGATGCTTAAATTAAGATAAATATAATAAAATTATATAGTGATACTAATTAAAGAAAATTTTAAATTTATTAACATAAAATAAATTATTATATAATTTTAATAAAGTTAATGTAATTTAAGTCATGAAAACTTAAATAATATTATTATAAAAATATATTTAATTAAACTTATATAAATAATATATTATTTATATAAGTTTATGTTACAAAATGAATAAATTATTAAATGATCCTTATAATATAAAATCTTATCTAATATCAACAATTTATCTAAATTATTCTTTTAATGAAAATCATTATTATATTTCAGATAATTTGATAAATAATAATGATATACAATTAAATATTAATAATTTTGTCTATTTATTATCTATTAATGAATTAAAATTATTAAATGAATTATTTAATGATAATGATTTTAAATATTTATTTTATGATAATATTGATAATCTTATTTTAATTTCATCTTTGATTACTAATATTAATAATTTAGTATGGTTAAATAATAAATTAGATTTAAATACAGATCAAATATATTTAATGAGTTATTATATTTTTAATAATAAACATAATAATAATATAAAAATATTTAATGAATTATTATCATTAAATAATTTAAATTTTGATGATAGATTATCATATTTATCTATTCTTAATAATGATATAAAAATGTTAGATATATGTAAAAGATATAATTTAATAAATAATAAATATGTTATAGAAAATCCAACAATAGAAGTAATTGAATGGTTTAATAATAATAATTTATTAGATTCAAGAGATATATGTATAGAAATGATAAGAAAGAAAAATTATAATATTATAAAATGGTTATATAATAATAAAATAGTTAATGAACAATATATTATTACTAAAGCTATATTATTTAATGATATTTTTCTTCTTAATTATATATTTATAGAAACTGGTTATGAATATTTTCATAATGAATTTATTATTTATAGAATATTGAATAAATTAAAATTACCAGTAATAGAATGGTTTCTAAAAAAAAATATAACTTTTAATACAGATCATATATTTAAATTATCATTTATAGATAATGATATAAATGAAAGTGAAAAAATTTTAAATTTATGTTATAAATATAAAGTCCAATTATATAATAAAAATCTTTATTTAACATATTTAAATAATAATATTAATATAATAGATAAAATAGATTTAGATAAAAAATTATGGAGATATTATTTATTTAATTTATCACAAAATGATCTTATTAATTGTAATAGATTAAATGATAAAATTAATAATAAAATAACAGAATTAGAAGAATATAAAAAAATTGTGATGAAATTAAATTTACCAAAAGATATTATTTTATATAATATTATTCCATATTTTTAATATTAAACGAGTAAGAGCGTAAGCGGTATGACGAAGTCATCACGAGTTCATTATATTTTATTTATCTAAATTATCATTATTTAATTTATTATCATTAGATAAATCATGATTTAAATTATCATTATTTAATTAATTTACATTTATTATAATATAAATTAATTAACGAGTAAGAGCGTTAGCGGTATGACGAAGTCATCACGAGTTCATTATATTATTATCATTAGATAAATCTTGATTTAATTCATTATCATTAGATAAATCTTGATTTAATTTATTATCATTAGATAGATCTTGATTTAATTCATTATTAGATAGATCTTGATTTAATTTATTATCATTAGATAAATCTTGATTTAATTGATTATTAGATAGATCATTTAATTCATTTTTCAATAGATCATTTTTAGATATACATAATTGTTCAATAGATGGTTTAAGTGTATATTGTTCTAATACTTCTTTTAATAGATTAAATAATGCTTCTCTAAATAATGGGAAAGTGAAATGAACGACTTTATAGAGTTCTTCTAAGAAATTATCAGTTTTAGCGAGTAATTCAAGTTGATCAGGATGGAATTGATTACAGAAATCTTTAATAATATTTAAATTTTCAGCGACTTGAATATTAGGTGGTAGATCATTATAATAACCCCAAATAGTGGTTAATCTTAATAAAAGATTTTCAAATGCTTCTTTTGGTAATTCAGATAAATAATTAAATCTTAATTCTTCAATAATAATAACGATTTGTTCTAATGTTAATCTTAAAAATTTAATGGATTGTAATTCAGGAACAGTCCAATAATTTTCAACATATAAACGGAAGTCCCAAGTGATTAAAACATATTTCATAATTTCATAATTAGTTTCAATATCAGCAATTTCTTTTTCAATTAATGGTTTATTTTCGTCATATTTAAAGACTTCATCATTATCTTTTCTATGAGAAAGATCAACAAA